AGCAGAGCCTGCAAGTCGCTCATGGTCAGGCTCGGGTACTGCGCCTGCAACTGCGACAGTGCGCGCGACATCACGCCACGGATGCGCGCGCGCTCTGGCGGCCCGCTCGGCGCTTCCTTCTGCCCGTCGAGGTACTTGGCAAGCGCGTTGCCGACCTTCCTGAACTCGTCGCCAAACGACACGCGGACAGTTCCGCGCACGGGATTGCCAAGGATCTTTGAGAGCTTTGCCTGCGCCTTATCGTCAGCAATTCCAACCTCGGCCATTGCAAGGCGGTTTGCCTTGCTCATGCTTGCCTTGTTGACTGCCGTAGCCAGCGCATCGGGATCTGCCGCACCTACGTCGATCCCAACAATGGCCGACAGGTCGCGGCGCGCCTTGGCTCCCATCGCCTTGACAATCGCAGTCAGCTGCGACCGCTTCGTTGCGATGTTCTGGGTGTTGTCATCGAGCAGCGATGCCGTCCATCGGCCCCATGTCCTCATGAGCCAGCGATCCATCGTCAGCTGCTCAAAGTGACCGTACAGGTTCGCGAAGAATCCGTTGCCGATCTTCGGGCCAAGCGCAGCAGCGCCGTACACCTCGGTGGTCAGGTTCTCGCCGCTGACGTTCTTGCCCGTGTACTCGATGACCCTCTTGACCGTGGTCTTTGATGTCATGAACCGTTCGACGTTGTCAATGCCGTACTTGTCGACAAGGTCGTTGAACAGCGCGAGCGACTCGTTGATTGCAATCTGGGCCTGCCCAGCCTGCACATTGGTGGGCATCCTGCCGGTCGCCTTGTACTGGCTGTACACGCGCTCGGCCAGTTCAAAGTTCTTCTTGACCTTGAGTCCGTTCGAGGTAACCGCCAGCGCCCAGGTGAAGGCGAACTTGGCGCGCGGATCGGTGGCGATTTCAGGATGAATTAGCGAGACAAGGCGCAGCGCCTTGGTGACCTTCTCGTTGTACCAGCCGACCGCGTTCGGGTTTGTCTGTAGCGCAGTGATGGCATCTGCGACAGCCACGCGCACCAGGTACTCGTCAACCTCTGGCGTGATCGCAGACAGGTCAACGCCATTGCGTGCAGCGGCCTCTGCCACCCGGGCCTGCAACGCTTCCTTAAACTGGCGATTGGTCTTGAATGTCTGCGTGCCTGCAAACGCAAATGCAGCCTCGACGTTGGCAACGCTCTCAAGCGCGGCAGTTGGCGATATTGGCTGCTGCTCAAGAACGCTCCGGCTTTGCAGGTTGAAGCGCCTGGACAGCGGAATGAGGTTGCCCTGCGCGTCGTACGTGAACGGGTCGGCAAGCTTGATGTTGTTCTCGTTGAGGACAACGACCGATGTGATAATGTCATCGCCACTATCGCGCAGCTTGACAATGTCGTAGCCCTGCGCCTTTGCCGTGCGCTGGATGTCCTTCCATCGTGCGCCTGACCAGTCGCCCTCAAAGTCAAACATGCGGCCGCTCATGACGGCCTCTACTGGGTCGATGGCCTCGCCACTTGCGCGGTCAATGAAATCAAACCCAGACTCGCGCGCCCACTCGCGGATCCAGTTGACAGTCTCGCGCGACTCCCACGACAGGTCAAGTGTCCTGCCGCCAACATAGAACTTTCGCGCGCCCTCTTCGCCGGCATAGAACTCCTCTGCCACGTTGCGCGTGTATGTCGTGAATATTCCCGGTTCGGTTCGGCGCTCCGGCGCGTACTCCGTAATGCCAGGTTGCTGATCGCCGCGATACACGGTCTCCGTCAGGCCGGCAGCCATTGCCGCCTGTTTGGTCAGGCGCTCGCCAGTAGCCACATCGCCAGCCTTCTCTGCGGCTGCGTGTGCTGCGTCAAGGCTCGCAATCTGCTGCTGCTCCAGCATTGCCTCGCCAGTCCAGGTGCCACGGTTATTGACCGACTTGACCTGCTGCGGATCAAACGCGACCCACACATCGTCGGCGCGCACATAGACACCGTCGTAGCCCTTGCTGCGCAGCAGCTCGGTGATCGTGTCGGGTGACGTTTCCTCCGTGACGGCAACCCCGGTTTCGCGGGATACGGCCTGCTCGAATGTCGTATCGCTGTCGACGACAAACGGATTCTGGATCGATGCGTACAGCGGCATGATCCTGGCGCCAGTTCCAGTTCCCGCGTATTCGCCAGCAACCTTTGGTCGTGGCGAGAGGTAGATGCCACGGGCAAAGAACCCGCCGCCAGGCTCGAACACCGCAAAGTCTTCTGCCGCTTCGGTGCCGTGATACAGCATCAGCGGCATGCCCTTGCGGTCAACCGCCTTGCTCTCGCGGAACCACTGCTTGAACTGCGGAGTGTCAAGCCTGCGCTGTCCCGTCAGGTCAAACTGCGCAGCCTGCTCCATGCCAGCCATTGCCGGCGCAGCCTGCGGGCCGACGATCTGGTTGCGCCATCTTGCCCAGAACTCCTCCGGCGTCTGCTTGGCCTCGGCAGCCTGCACGACCACAAACGCGGACATCACCTCTGCCGTTGCCGTGACCTGGTCAGGCGTCAGCTTGCCGGTCTCGCGCAGCATTTCCGTGATGGAATCCTCGACGCGATTGGCGCTATCGACAAACGTCCTGTCGGCTTCCGTCCGCGCTTCCATCGCTGCGCGCGACTGCTCAAGCATGGCCTGCCGCATCGCCTCGCCTTGGGCAACGTCGAACATGCTCATGGCGTTTGGGTCGCCTACGCGCAGGTGCTGCGCCATTGCGCGCCCAACTTCGGACTGCGACAGCTGCGCAACAAACTCCGCAGATGACAGCCTGACGCTGGCATTCGACGCCTGCGCCTCACCAAGCCTGGCGCTGAAATCCGGGATCACGGCGTCCATGTCTGCGGCCGTGATGCCCTGCTTGCGCAGGATCCCATCCATGATGTTGGCGTCGATGTAGACGTTCTCTGCCGGCGTGGCCTGCGCCCTTTGCTCAAGCAGGTTGCGGTACGCCACCGGATCGCGCTCGCGCAGCTTCGAGAGGCTGGCAAGCTCGATAGCCTGCTCCATGAACTTGGCCTGCTTTCGCGCCTTGTCCATCTGCACGACCGTGTACGTACCCTTCACGAACGGGCCTGCCACGCCAAGGATCGCCATTGCCTTGGCCGTCTCGATGCCGACCTTGACGGACTTGTCGACAAGCTCCTCCCAGCCCTGGGCGGTCATGAGCTTGACGTTCCGCTTGCTGCTGGGAAGCCCGTACTGATCGATGTACTGCGCCGCGCTGACGGCGACCGCATCAACGACTTCCTGCGTGACCTCGACCGCGACCTCGCCGGCGCCTCCGATGAGGTATTCCTTCGCTGCCGTCGTGGCAATCTGCTTGGTTGTCGCCTGGGCCAGCTCGTCGGCAACCTTGCGTGCGATGGCCTTGGCGATGACCTGCCTGAACGGCCTGGTGACCAGCGCCAAGCCGCCAAGCTCAAGGCCGGCATTGATCGAGCCTGCCACGCCGGATACCCAATACGCCTGTCGCTGCGGGATGTTCTCGCGCATCATCTCGGCGTAGGAGTAGCCGGCAAGCTGCTTGAATGACGTCTCGACCAGGCTTGATGTCATGCCTGCCGAGAAGCCAAATGTCATGGCGCCAGGCACGGTGACCAGCTCTTCAGGCAGCATCGCCTGCGGGCCAATCTGACCGCCAACCGCAGCTGCTCCTCCAAACACCAGTCCAGTCTGCGCTCCGCGCCCGACGGCCTGCTGCATTGGCTCAACCTGCTGTCCGGCCACCCTAGCGGCAGAAGTCACGAATCCCGGCTGGCGCGTGTTGTAGATCGCCTCGGAAAGGCTGAACATGCCGAGCATCTGGGATCGCTCGGTCTCGCTGATGGCATCGCGGTCACGCAGGTCATATGCGTACATCGACGCACGGAAATCCATCATGCCAGCAGCCACGCCAATCGTGGCATCGCGCATCAGCTCGCGCGGGTACTCGATGATGGTGTCGTACAGGCTCTTGGTCTCGCGCAGGTTGGCGATGTCATCCTGCGCCAGCATCGCGTTGTCACGGTCGCGCAGAAACTCCGCGAGCGCGGGATCGCGCCTGGCGATCTCCATCCTGTCGATGTCGCGCATGTATGCGCGGCGCTCGATCTCGTCAAAATTGCGCAGCGCAATGTCGGTTCCGACGCCAGCCTGCGTGGCCGCCTTGCGTGCGCGTGCAGCCTGGTCTGGACTGACCGTGCGTGCCGCCATCAGCGATGACTTCATCGCGGTGTCATTGGCTGACGGCAATGACTTGATCAAAACATCCTGCGCAGCATTAAGGCCATACTGGTCTTGCTCCATTGCGGCAAGCTGCGCAGTGGGAGCCTGCGGCAATGCCGCAATCGCATCAATGGCGGCAGGCTTCAGTTGCCTTTCCGCAATGTTCTGCGATGGGGCAAGGCGTGCAATGCGCTCATTGATGTCCTCTTCGATCACCTATTCACCTCTGCCTCGTAGACCGTGCGGATGTTCTCGTCGGTGGCCTGCTTGCCGGCGGCGGCAATGGCCTGGCGGATGGCCTCGTACCTGTCAAACGGGATCTTGGTGCCGCGCACGTTGCGGTAGATGGTTCCGGATTCGGCGACCTGCCGCCTCTGCTCCTCGGTCATTCCGGCAATCGGCATTGGCTTCACCGCATATGTCTCGAACCACAGCGTGTCCCACGTGCGCCGCGACACCTCGCCGAAGTTCATGATGGCGTTGTCGATGATTTCCTGCCTGCGCTTGTCATCCACCGGGCCGGCCTCGCGCGCCTGACGCAGGCTATCCTCGATGCGCTGACGCAGCAGCAGAGACTGCGCGCGCTGATCGTCGTTGCTTGGGAACGCAAGATCCCTAAATCCGTTGTTCTCAAGCGTGGCATTAATGCGCTGGGCGTCGATGCTCGAAGCCTCCTTCGATGCCGTGTTGGCCTTGCCCATCAGGCTGTTCCAAGTGCCTTCCGTGAACTTGCCCTTGCGTTCGGCTACCCAGTCAATCGTTACGATTCCAGGTGTGCGGTATGTTTCCTCTAGCGCCGTGACATCGTCGTAATCGGCAAACGGCGTTGTGAGCGCCTTGCGATCCTTTGGCGACAGAGCAGCGAACATGGGGCCAGGGATTTGCTGTCCTGATGCGACAAGCCGCGTTGCCTCCGACATCAGCGACTCGTAGTCGTTCTTGGCCGCAGCATCGCGCTCGCTGTAGATCTCGCGGATCCTCGCGCGCGCAATCTCGCGCGTCGTGCGGTTCTCGATGCCGTTTGCCATCGCCAGAGCCTCCTGCTCGGAGCCTGGCAGGCGCGGCGTCTCGCGCATATCGATGCTGTTGACCCTGTCCATCGGCAGCGGTTCGCCGTTGCGCGAAAGCGAATACTGGAGCAGGCTGTTGCCCATGACGCCAATGGTCTCGCCACGCGACACCACCTTGCCTTGATACAGCGCGATGGCGCTCTCGCTGATGCCGCTGACGTTGCCAATGGTGGCGATGTCGCCGTTCTCAAGCTGCACACCGATGGTCAGCGTGCCGTTCTCGCGCTCGATGCCCATAATGACACCGTCGTACGGAGCGACGATCTGCGATCCTGGCTCTGCCTCGATGATGACGCCACCGCGCGCCTGTTGCTCCAGCTCGCCGATGCCCTCGCGAACGGCGGTTGTCCTGGTCGGCGTGGCGACCACATTGACGAATGGAGCCGTTCCGGCGACCGTCGACAGTCCACGGCCTTCGACAATGGACTCCCCAAGCTCAAGCCCAGCCTGGCGCTCCTGCGCCACGACAAGCGTGTTGCGCAGCTGCTCGTAGTTGGCAGGCGACATCTGCTCGCGGATGCTGTCCACGTACCGGATGCCGCCGCTGAAGTCATCGTCTTGCATCAGCCTTCCGACGATGCCCTTGGCAACGTTGTCCATGACGCCGCGCTTGACGCCGAGCATGGCCTCGGAGTCTTCCGGATAGCCGGCGAGGCGCGCGCTCTTGACTGCCTCGTCCATCGCGTTGCGCAGGTTGACCGCAAACTTGCCTGTCGGGTTGCCGCTGCGGTCGACTGCGTTGTCGCCTCGCGAGCGGTACTCGTTGACTGCCTCGCCCTGGTAACGCTCCGACCGTGCAGCCGACTCGGTCGCGTTCCACTTGACCACCTGCTCGTTGCGGTGGCCGTACATCTGGGTGCGGAAGTTCGACAGGTTGCGCGCAGTCGCATTCTGGAACATCTGCCGCTGCACGTTGTTGTCGAGGCTGTCCTGGATTGCCTGCGCGCGCTCTGCCAGCGCGTCCTGCGCAGCCTGAAACTGCACCTCGGCATCCTGCCCACGGCTGTACATGTACCCCTGCTTGCCGCGCAGGATCTCGTTGGCGGCGTCGAGGAACTGCGTATCAGCCTGCTTCGCGCGCGCGGAGTTGATGTCATCGGTCATGATCTGGCCGATGCGCCACAGCGTCTGGCCTACCGACTGCGTCGTGCGCCCCAGCTCGACCTGCTGCTCTGCCGCAAGGTTCTGCATCGGCGCAACGCCAGGCGCCACGAACTGGACATTTGCGCCCTCGCCAGACACGCCGACCTGCGGCACGAAACTTGTTGGAACCTGTGGCATCAGAAGCTCCTATTGCCGGCTGCGGCCATAGCCGCCAGCATGTCCTCGAAGCGCCTGTTCTGCGCCCATGTCTGGCCGATCTGGCCGGCAGACCCCAGCAGGCTCGTGAACGCCCCAAGGCCGGGGCTGATCGTTCCAGCCGTCCCGTACAGGTTGGACGCGCTGACGCCAGCCATGACCGCCTGCGTCTGGTAGTTGACCGCCTGCATCCGCTGCGCCTCGGCAGCGCGTACCCGGTTGGCGTCCATCGTCAGACGGTCGATGTCCGAAACGATGTCCATGCTGGCGATGACCTCGCGCGTCGAGCCGACCCCGAGCTGACCGCCCCTAGCAGCCAAGCCCGTGACCGCTGACGCCCTCCGCTGCCCCATAGCCATTCCGACCCGCCCCATCTCCCGGGCGCCCGCCAGGAGCGTCTGCTGGGCTGCAAACTCGGCCCCACGGGCGTTGACCCGGGCCATCTGCGCCTGGAACCGCTGGGCGCTTGCCTGCTGCTTAAGCTGACTCTTCTGGCTCTCTGCGGCGTAATAGGTGCCGATGGCGCTATTTATGGCACCAAACAGCGACATGACCATGCCAGCCGTCCCAAGCGCCTCGGCGCCGGCGAGCGGGTTGGTGCCACCTACCGGCAGGTTGGCGAATCCGGTAGCCGGAGCCATCGTTGACGCCATCGGTGAGAACATCGCCGACGGGTCATTGAGCATCACGTAGTTGGTCTGCGCTCCAAAGCTGCTCATCTCATCCTCCGATTACGACCTCAAGGGTCATGCCGATCACGGTCAGCGGCAGAGGGTCAGACTGTCGCACGAACACCTGACCGGAGTTCTGCCAGCTCGGCGTCAGCAGAACCTCAATCTCGTCAGTCTTGAGCGACGGCGGCGAACCGTAAGGCTCGGTTGTACGCAGCTTGGCCTCGACCAGCTTTTCCGCGTCAGGCCCGACGAACAGGCCGCTGGAGCGGTACACGCGCACGTAGGCGTTGTTGATGTTCTTCGCGCGGCCCTGACCGAACGCCTCGATGTTGAGGGTGACAGGCATCGTCTGCAAGTCAGCCACGTACGGCAGGCCGACATGCACGATGCTGCACGGACGTTCAAGGCTGATGCTGCCAGAGGCGACGGTCTTCTGCGCCATGACCGCGCCGTCGCCAAGCACGTTCACGACCTTCCCTTCGAGGTGCGACAGGCCGCTGATCGAGTCGCGCGCCCATGCCCAGGCTGTGGTCGCCACGCCTCGAAGTGCCACGGGCAGAGTCCGGTCGACGCGCGCGGTAGCCACCGTCGTGCTGCTCACTGTAAGGATCTTTAGCCGGTATTTATTACCGTCGGTGTCGGTTACGACGATCTCGTCGTTGACGTCCGTGGTCGCCGGGAACGCATAGATGCCTGCGCTAGCGGTGACCGTCAGCGTATCGGCCGGCCCCCACGTGCTTCCGCCTGTCACCGTCACCGTCGTGCTGCCCGTGTTCGTGCCGTTGTAGGTCAACCCGGAGTCCACAAAGAACGCATCCGCAAGTGCCTCGAACGTGCGCGGAGCCATGCGCTCGACGTACCGCTTGGTCTGGCCGTTGATTGTGCGCTTGACCGCCACGTACAGGTTGTCGTCAGCGCCCTCTGCAACCGTCGTGCAGCTCTCAAATGTGCCGTCTGTGTCGTGCTGGTGCCACGCTCCGATCTGCTGTTCTGGGATGTACGTCAGTCCCAGCAGCTTGCCGGTAGTGGACACAAACCACAGCAATGGTTGCGGCGCCTTCGAGAAGCACATGTCCACAATCTCGAAGTTGTCAAACAGGTGCGATGCCCTGATCGACAGGTCGCCAGTCACGAAACCGTTGGCCTGCCACGAGTATCCAAGCTCGCGCACGTGGCCGCCACGCGCAGAGCAGTACACCAGGCTATTGTTGATGATTGACGGCTGCACGTTGCTGGCGCCGATGTAGGACTGCGGACGCACGCTGATGGTTGTTGGCGTGATTACGTCGGAGTTGACCGGCGACACGCGCCACTCGGCGCTGCTAGTCAGAAGCACAAGCTGCGTCAGCGGCACAATGTGCCTGATCGTGTTGGCCTCGCGCGCAGCCACGCTGAAATAGATGCGGTCGCTGTCCTTGACAGGCAGCGAGTACGAGAGATCGCTCTCGGTTCCAGAGCGAGTCATCCAGAGTGCCTGCGGCTGGTCAGTCGTGCCGGCAAACACGCGGCGCTGCTCGAAGTAGCTGACTGCGCCAGGGTAGTTCGTGCCTGACAGGACAGGCGTGCCGAATGTGGCGCTCGAACCGCCGGCTGCATTCGTGATGGTGATTGTCGGTGCGGTGTAGTTGCTACCGCCACTGACAACCTTGAGTGCCGTGATGACGCCACCGCTGATTTCCGGGACGATGACCGCACCAGATCCAGTCGAGTCGGTGACGCTAATCGTGACCGCTTCGTACACGATGGGGCTGACCACAGGAGCGATGACGGCGCCAACGCCTGCCGGGTTGGTCGATGTGCCAGTATCGCCAAGCACGAAGATCGGCGCCGTGTACCCGCTGCCTGCGTTGTTGACCGTCACCGACGTAATCGGGTTTGGCGATCCGCCAACATTGACCGTGAACGTGGCGCCAGATCCTGTCGGGTCGGTCACAGTCAGCGTTGGCGTGTTGTAGCCACTTCCGCCTGACACCACATTGACGCCAGTGATCGAGCCACCAGTAAACGACGTCTCGTAGTTGCTGCCGCCGTTCGTGACAGGCACGCTGACGATGGCATTGACCGCAAACGAAGGGTCGTAGATCGGCGGCGTGATGCCGAGGTCTGGCGCAATGTTGTTGTCGGTGAACTCCAGCGCCTCGGTCTGGCCGATGAATCCGTACAGACCAGACTGCTTCTTGTACACGTTGTAGCGAACCGCGTCCGTCGAAGGATTCCAGCTGATGACGTTGTACGCGCCAGTCACGTTGAGGTTGTTGATGCCGACAGCGGCAACGCTCGTAACGCTCTCGTCAAGGCCGTTCTCGGCAATCGCTGTCACGACATACGTGTTCTCAACATCAGCCGTCTTGGCCGCGTTCTGGAGCTTGCCGCCTGATGTGTACGTGCTGAATGTCGTGGTGTTGACAGGGACGGCAGTCGTGTAGCTCTTGAGCGTAATCTTGTCATCTGCCGGTCGCGTATTGACCACGTAGAAGTCGCTGGCAAGCTGCGTCATCCCGCCCACATTGCTGACGTACACGGAATCTCCGGCCACCAATCCGTGGTTGCTGGCAGTCGTGACGACTCCAGGGTTTGCCTTGTTGATGTTTGTGATGTTGAGGGTAAAGCCAGACGATGCCGTAACGGATACGCCAGTTGGAGGGTTTAGCAGCGGCGCAAAGTTGATGACAGACAGCACCCAATTGGTGGCTCCAAGCCGGCGCAGCTCGCGAGGCGCGTGGGCTGGATGCACGAGCGTCATGACGTCTGCGCTCTGCACGTAGTGGATGTCGAACAGCTGCGACTCGGTGTATGGGTTTGCCACCTCGTAAGGCACGCCACCGGACAGGATGGTGCCTCCGTTGCTGTGGAACCTGAAGTATCCGGCTCCCATCTCAATGACAACCGTCTGGGTCGTGCTGAACGTAAATGGAATCAGCCGCACCTTCTTGGTGCTGTCCTTCACCTCGCGCACGAACTGAAACCCGGATCGGTTCTCTGCCGGCCCCTGCGGCATGGCGATGAAGTTGCGCATTGTCGCCGCGCCGGTCTGGAACTTGGTGTCATCGATGCGGCCAAACATCTCCGGCGACATCTCGCCGCCGCCAAACGAACGGTTGTAGATGCGCGTGGCTGGCATGGTTTAGCGGCCCGCCGACCAAGGGACAATGTGTTCGACCTTGATGTTGCGCTGCGCCCCGTCAGTGCGCTTGGCCTCTCCGAGGTACTGCGCCATCATCTGCATGCAACGCTTGGCCTCGGCAGAACCTTGGTCGCCCTTGATGACCGGGCCTGCCAGCATGCTCGCGAGGTGCCACGACAGGCACTGCACAAACAGCGGCGAGAACTTTGTGGCGTCCGTGATGTACGCCTGGTACCGCAGCATCGGCGTCTCCTGGTTGGTGTACAGCACCATGTTGCCGCTCGCGTCGGTCTCGACGCTAAACGGCTGCGGCACGTACATGCCACCGGAGATGACTGGCGAATAGTTGTGCGCCCAGCCAGGCGTGTCGGTCGGCACGAACCTGGTCGCGTAGTCGTCGTAGGCGTCGGGCGGCATGACGGCGACGGCGACCATCAGGTCTGCCGGCAGCGCGTATGCGTACTTCCATTCTGGCCACGGCTGCGCGACCTGCGCGAGGTTGACGCGCTTGGACGCAAAGTTCCATGCGTGCATGTTCAGCAGTCCGTCGCGCGCGATTGGATAGAACCTCGCGCAATGCTCTGCCTGCGCAGACCCTTCGGGCGGGCTGATGCTGGCCACCGTAGCTGTGTCGCCAAGGTGAGCTAGCGCAAGGTTGCAGATGTCGACTTCCGATGGCATTGCACACTCCTATGAGAAACGAGGGGAGCCGTGGCGTGAACCAGCGGCTCCCCTCGCGTTTCCTGCGTCAGGATGCCCGCCAGTCAGTCCGCGCTCTTTGCCCGCCTGCCCCGCAGCCTGGGAGCGGCGTGCGCGTCCTCGCTGTCCTGGTTGGACTGCGGGGGCGCCGCCGGCTTGAGCTGGTCAAGGCATGCATTGGGTGGGCCGTTGTACTCGAACACATCGCCCTCCTGACGGAGGCCGTTGTCCACGAAGCACACTCGATTTGCGCGTACCTGCATGGCGGATCCTTGCTAGATCAGGTCACCGAGAAGCCGCCGGCATAGAACCTGCGGCCGTCCTGGATGTCCAGCACGAGCTGCGCGGTCACGTTGCCGGCCGAGTGCGTTCCGGTGGTCACGACCTGCGCGCCGATGTACCGGAGCGAGGACTGGCCGATCAGGCCCGGATCGAGCTTGAGCGCGATGAGCTTGCCTGCGCCGAGGTCAGCCGTGGCAATTGTGCCGGTGGACGCAATCACGACGGGGCTGGTCAGCGTGTCGGCTGCGGACATCACCACGCGGAACGTGGCGTTGGTGCCGCCGGCGAGCGCAGTTGCGACATTGAAGACCGCATTGATCGTGCGTCCCTCTGCGATGTCGTTGTTCTGCGTGCCGGTGCCGACCGTGCTCGAGCGCACGTCGATGACGTCGGCGCACGAGTACGTGGCCGCCGAGGTGATGGCGCCCGTGGCGCCGAAGGTGAGGTTCTTGTCGAGAATCATGTGAGTGGTGTCCCTTCAGTGGTTGCGGACGTCATCAGCTGACGACGGCCTCGGTGTTGATGATGGCGTCCGTGCGGCGCAGGGGCACGCCCTGGAACGACAGCCAGCTGTATGGCGTGCCGAACTGCGACAGACCCTCGTTGACCTTCAGCACGTACTGCGACTTGTCGAGCGCAGCGATTGCGAGGCCGGAGTGAACGGTGCGGTTCATGTAGAACGCGGCACGACCCATAGCCATGTTGGGGATGCGGTAGAGCGCGCGCGACATGAGCTTGATCAGCGCCGTCGCATCGCCCGCCTCCTGCGTGCCGGCCTGCGCGATCAGGTCGTCGGTGTCGATGTTGCAGATGCGCACGACGTAGCGCCAGTCCTTGACGACCAGGCCGTTCTTCCACTGGTAGCGGGTGGCATAAGCCTGGAGCCGCGTGCCATCGGAGTTGTAGACGGTCTGCTCGCCGAGATCCTCGTGCATGAGGCCGGCCTTGCTGCCCTTGGGGAACGGGCAGTAGACCGTGTTGTCGCCCCAGATCACGAGGTACACGGAGGTGTTGCTCGTCGCGTCCGAGCCGCCTGCGGTGATCACGTTCTGCGAGTTGTTCGAGCCGGTGAGGGCCGAGTAGCGCGGAGCGAGGCCGAGGAACTGCTTGGGATCGGTGCCGGGGTTGCCGTAGAACAGCGTGGTCGCCATCGTCTGGTTCATCGCCTCAAGGAAGGCGGTGTCCTCGGACAGGCGGAACTGGGCCGTATTGCCGTTGAGCATGGCCAAGTCCTTGTCGACCTCGCTGCGGGCCTCGAGCATGCCGCAAGCCTCATCGACCTGCGCGGTCGTGGACTTGGTGCTGGGGATGCCCTGGGTGAGGG